CTATTTACTCTCTTGGATTTCAGCGAGCGCAATTTCAAATGGCTCAATGATCAGGTCGCGAGCCACAATCTCACCATTCTCGCGATCGGAGATGGTGACTGTGCCATCACCTTCCGCATGGACGATAAACGGGAACCGCGTTGGTCGGATCGCGTCACCGAAATCTCGCCGAAATTCGAGTGCATCGGCATTCGCGCCAAAGAGTATGACCTCGATCAAGCCGACGCGATCCACCAGAACCTCGGGTTCATAGCCAGTCTCATACCTGCATCCGCGTTCTCGCAACCAATCCGTCGCAGCCTTCGACAGAACGGGGAAAGCAAGCCCCTCCGACGTTGCCAGCGGGTTGACCTCGTCGATTGCGGTCTCCGCGAGAAAGACGCGGAATGAACCGCCTTCGCCACCAGCGGCGCCAACTAGCTGGTGGAGGCTGACCTCGGAGGCAACAATTTCGCCATCCTGTTTCACTGTCAGCCGATCGGTCGCGGAATTTCTCGAAAGGCTCACGACGGCCGGACGCGGTAACGAAATTTCGATCGGAGATTCCAGGGGCGGATGGCCAGCATCCCACGCGCGTTCGAAGATTTCATCCGGGGAAGGGCCAGGGAATCGGTCTTGATGACGATCGGCGAGAAACTCTGTCAATTCGAAGATTCCGACACGATCCAGGATCACCGCCCCGTCTCGCTGTCGGAGGCTGTAAGTGCCGTCACCGTGGTCGAGCAGCGTCTCTCGACTCTCATGTGCCATGCCGGTGCCTAGAAATTTCCTTTCACAGGAGTCTTACCTGCGGCCTTCGCGCGCGCCTCAATGCTCTTGAGAAATCTTCGTTTCTCGGGCGATCGTTGTTCACCAGAATTCCGGAGTGCCTCAGTGTCCTCGACCAAGCCAAGCTCGGCCTTACGTGCCTGCATTTTGGCGAGATAATCGGCGAGCGGTCCCATTTCTATCACCAACGGCCTCCTCTCATATGCCAGCCTGTTTCAAGATCGACGGCGAAATCTCGGAGACGTTGTTCGATCGTCTGGTACTCCACCTCAATCAGAGGTGATTGTAGCACTATCCCATTGCAGAAACCATTTTGATTATCTTCATCGTCCGCCGTGACGCATATCATCGTTTTATTAACAATTGACCTCATGTCCGGGTATTCAATGAGGGGGTGATAGAGGGTTTTGAATTTTCGAATCATTGTGCGACCATCTTGATAATCAGGGGCGCACATAGACGGAGTCCAGATCGTGTGAAGACTCTTTTTTGATGATCAAGATATTCTGCGTGGGCGTATACCACTTTTAATTTTAGAAATTATTGTCGTATAATTTTTCAAAATATTTAATTTCGGAATTTCGTTCCGAAAATGAAATTCGCCCCACCGTCGGGTAACGATGGGGCGACTTTCAATCGCGCGTCAGGAAGCCTTTTTCCCGAAGATGTTCCGTGATCGCGAGCGAGACGTATTGGGAGACCGTTCGATTATCCTCGGCTGCGGCCCGTTCCAGAGCTTCCTTCACAAGCTCGGGAACTCGGAATCCGATTGTCGGTGACGGTGCCATTAATCCTCCTATAGAATTTTCGTGATGAAAACGCTCCACGCTGCGAAAGTCACCGCCGCCCATTGCGGCTTATCGAACACAAGGATCATGCAATCCGGCGTGTCGATATAGATGTAGTCGATTTCCTCATCCAGATAGCTCGTATCGAGCCAGTTTAGGATCGCTTCGACCGGAGCATCCGGAGACAGATAGACTTGAGGGTCTGCGCGGAGAACCTGCGGAGTCATCTTAAAAGAGGTATGATGTTCGTACATAGTTCATTCTCACGCAGCGTGGCTGTTACCAAAGGGCGAGTGAACAATTTGTCGAAACAAGGAATCAAAACAGATTTCTAAACTCGAAGCGTTGGCTCCGATGTGCTTGCATGTAGCAACACTGTTATCAGGTGTAAACAGGCAAATCACCGATAGCCCGATTTTTCGTGGTATGGTTCAGGATCGGCATCAGGGAGGGTGAGTGCGGCGCGATTCCATTGGGGGTCGCCATGCAGATAAGACGCCGCACTCGCCGGTGATGTTAGAGGTCGGGGATGGCTTTGCAATGGAGATTCCGGAGCAGGTCATCCGTATTCGAGTCGAGAATGAACTGCGCTTGCCAGTGTCCGCATGCGTGCCGCGACTAGGTCGAACGTTGTGTTCGCAAAGATTTGCTAAACGAAACGAGGTCATTATTGATCGCCTGGAATAGGGGGGCTTTATGACTACACTTGTAATCGATGATGGGGATTTCGAACTTTCAGGCGAAGTGGTGCGTGAACAGGCGAGGGCTTGGCCGCGTTACTGGTCGCGGATGCTGGACGTACTGATCTGGAACCTTCCGCTCGGATTCCTGGTGGGGTACCTCTTTCCCGATTTCGCTAACAGCGAAGCCTTTCAGGGTGGCGGGGCTGGGCTGTTCAACATGCTGCTGATCCCGGTCGGAATGGTGATCGACGCGGCCGTCTTAGCTTCTTGCGGGAATACACCGGGACGCGCCCTGATGGGCATTCGCGTTGAAACGATGTGGCATGAGCGGTTAGATTTCGGCACGGCCTTGAAGCGAAACTTCCGCGTCTGGTTCTTCGGTTTGGCAATCGGCTTTCCGCTGTTCTCGCTCATCACGATGTCACGGAACCATGCCAGGGTTAGCCGGGGTGATCAGACGACATGGGACGATGAACTTTCGACTCGAGTGTACGACATCGACTGCAACCCCGCTCGTGTGTGGCTGGCTGCGCTGCTTTTCGTCGGCCTGAACATCGGCACTCGGGTTTACGAGGCGTACGAGTTGAATAAGGCTGTGACGGCATCACAGACTGTCGCGTACGATGATCCTGCCGAAAATGTAGTTGCGCCGCCTCGGGTTGAGGTCGGTGATCCCATTGCAGACGAACTTGTGAAGGCTGCTGCCCAGGTTAAATCGCAGATGCTCGATCAAGTCACGCGGATCGACGGTGCTGAGGCAAATGGTAGGACGCTGACCTACCTCTATACCATCACCCGCCGCGACGGTAGCGACGATGCCTTTCGAAGCTTTTTCGACAAGTCCATCCGTCCGAATGTCTGCTCGAACGAGGACATGAGGCGAATGATGAAGGATTACGGCATCACCTATCGCTACGTCTACACCATGCCGAACGCGACTGTGCCACTGGAATTCAAGGTGGCGTGGGCGGACTGCTGAGCGGCCTGTCTTTGCGGAAATTCTTGACCCCGCGAACATCACTACACGAACTCGGATAGCTCAGCTTCGCCATCCTACCGTTGTGCTCGATAGGAACAAAGGGATGTTTGCCGCCATTTCCAAACACATATTGGACTCCGGCTGCGTCGAGTATGCCTTGCGCGGCGGCGCGATATTCATGCTGGCGGTTCATGCCGACCGTCCGGTTATCGGCTTATTCACGTGGTATTCCAAGCGCGATCGAGCGGCGCGCATGTCAACTCATGCTCGATTAAATATCGGATCGGGCCTTCCGGCGCCGTGGTCCCCAGATAGCGCACCGATCGCCGGATCGTCAATTTAATCTGCACCAGTTTGCATCGAAAAAATTTCGAGTGTGAAGAAATGGCGGAAATACACAGGGTGCGGAATGTGTATACCTCCTTTCAACAAGAGAATAATTGCCGTGCTCACTGTTGAACGAAATTTCGTTGTTGACGTGATTCACTTGCCGACATAGTGACGCACTATCGACAGGGCTTGTTTAGCTCAATTGTTTGAAATCAAAACACGGGTTGCACCTGTTTTGAGAAATTCTTTCGGTCGGTATCTGAAATTGTGATTTGGCGAGCCTCCCGAAACTATCGGGAGGTTCGTTTCACCGTTGCTCTGGCGGCCCGTAGATGGGCGATGATCTTCCCCGCATCATTCCGGAGCGGATGGTGGATTCTGCTCTATCGCGCGGGTGCCGACCTTCACGTGCTGCCGTCGCAAGTGCATTCCGCGCGTCATATTCGTCGAGGATGCCACCGGCGACTAATTGGCCCAATTTCGCTGCGCTCGCATAGATCGCGGCATTCTGTTCCCCATTGGGGGCATCGACAATCGCCTGGCACCGGCCATTCACAACCGCCGCAACCCAACGCTCAATACGCCCTTGCTGATCAGCGGTCAGTTCCCGGAATGGGCGCGACCGTGGCTCCGGACGATGCTCGACAGGGGCGGGGGGCGACCATGGAGGCAGCACTACCGAACGACGCTTCAGGGTGACCAAGCCGCTACGCTGACCCGCAAGCGGGTCCTCCGCGCCTTCAAACACGGGGGCGGCCGTGTAATGAGGCTGGACGACAGTCAGGACGCCGATATCGACGCTCTGGTGCTTCCATCCCTCGGCTTTCGCCCTGGCCCGGAGGTCCGCCGTCGTGACAGCCTGGTCAAGCCAGAACCAGAGGTGGCAGGACAGTTTCTCCCATCCGAAAATCTCTGCGCTGGATGACCATTGATAATGGTAGTCGGCACCGCGAAACGGCTCCGGCAAGGTCGAGATCATCAAAGCATGACGTTCGGCCATGGTGAGGTCCGGATCGGCAGCGAGCTTGTCCACGTCGATCAACACCCAATGGACAGGTTGGTCCTCGAATGTTGCCTCCGACGTGCCGAAATACTCATCAGCGCGCTCATGCTGACGGCGGAGTATCCCCTCCGCAGGGGTGCCGGGCGTACGCTTGCCCCGGATGATGCACGCCTCCGGAAACTCCTCCAGGACCGTCAGGATCGAAGACAATTCCGCAAGGTCCGCCGGAGTTTCGTCGTCGAAGACGTTGAAGAGCGATTCCTTTTTGAAACCATCCTGGTGCCATTCGCCATCGACGAAACTGTTCAGCTTCGCGAGACGATCCCCGCTTTCGGTGGTGATGACCGTCAGCGTCATTTTCCGGCCCTCTGGCTGATCGACGCCATGATGGAATCGAAATCGTTGGCCGGTTTCGGGGTAGGGGGCACCTCGACCAAGCCGCGCGCTGCGTGACGGCTTGAACTCGTCCAGGGGAGTTCGCCTTCAACCAGGACGCCGTCCTCCAGGAGGCTTTCCATCGCGGCCTCCATGTAAGTGCGGCTTGCCCGGAATTCCTTTTCCATCATTTTCGGCGCGTAATTCGCTGCCCTGTTCGATGGTGATGTGGACTGTTTCCGCTCCGTCAGTGTGCGGAGGTAACCGAGGAATTTGTCGGCATTGCTGGCATCATCGGCCGCGCCCAAGTCGGGTGAAGCCGCAACGAATGCGCCTTCATGCCAGCGCAATAGATGGCTGTCGCCACCGGCGCCGTAGTTGGCCTTGTGCTGGGTGATGGTGCGATAGTCGCGCTCCAACGCGGTCAGACGCACGCCCACCATCTTGGCGCCGCGCTCGATCGTGATGAGCGAGCGGACACTATCACGCCACGATGCGGAACCGGCGTAAGTCGATCCTTCGGATTTCGCGACGTGTCCCAGCAATAGGACGGCACCATTAATTTCGGATGCGAGATTGGATAGAGCGCGAAGGAATGCCGTCACCGGTGTGCGATCGTTGAAATCTCCCGAAAACATCTGTGTGACGTTGTCGAGCACGATGAACCGACAACCAAGGTGGAGCGCGGTTGCGCGGATTTTCTGAAGCAACGCCGAGGGACGGAAATTCTTGCCATTATCGAACGATCCGAGGCTAGTGTCCTCGCCGATCAGGCTGCGATAATGATAGTCACGCGCTTCGGCCGGATCGACGCCATCAACGCGGAGGATGGCCTGTTGGCGACGCGTCAATTCGTTTGTGTCGTCCTCACTGTAGAGGCCGATCACGGGGGTGCGTGTTGTTGCCATTCCGAAAATGTGCGTCCCAGCGGAAACTGCGGTCGCAATCTGCTGCGCCAATAGTGTCTTACCTTCGCCACCGGCGCCGGTGAGCAACGTCAAGGTGCCCGATGGGATCAGTCCTTGGACGATCCATTCACGCTCGGGGATGTCCATCGACCACGCATCTTCGGCGGTGATCAGGCTGGACAGGAGGTCAGAAATTTCGGAAGTTGGGTCGAGATTAATTTCATTCGCAGCGCATGCGGCTGCAATCTGGTCGGATAGGTTGGTCATGTCGTTCCTCAAATAGAAAAGCACCCATGGCGACCAAACCATGGGTGCTTATTGAGGGAACGAATTGGGAGGAGTGTAGCTAATCACTCAATCCACGTCATTATTTATCTCTGCACCGCCAATGGTTGGTCGTCCATGGCACTCGAAAGTATTTATCATCGACGAAACTTTCGTGTGCCGTTTCTGATAAAGTATTGATAGCACGGTCGTTGCGATTTTGCCTAATTCATTCGTGCGTGACGGTGCGTTGCGGTTCGAAATTGTTCCACGAGGAAGAAATGGCTGATTTCCGCCATTCTCCGATTGTTCCACGCAATTTGCGCTGCGGTTCGAGAAAATCGGGTGAACCGTAGCGCACCGTAGCGCAAGAATGGCGGAAATCAGCCGTTTTTTCTGCGCTACGGTTGCGCTTCGGTTCGATTTCATTTGCGCTGCGGTTGCGCTCCGGTGCGCTACGGTTCGAAAAAAATGGCGGTTTTCTGCTGCGTTGCGGTGCGCTACGGTGCGCTACGGTTTGCGGGGAGGTTGGGGTGAATATCCCCCTAAGGGGTAGATATTCATCCCCACCCAAACCTCCAGGGATTGATCTTAATGAAGATGTGATTCCCAACAATTTAATTGCTCGCGCCATGACAAGCCCAACAAAACCGCATCGGCCGCCTCAAAAAGAAATGGACGACAGAACTGGCGATCCGTATAAATAGAGGTGATACTCGCCGGTCGGGATTGCCATCATTTAAGCAGGATGGCTTTCCATTGATTCCGATCGATTGGGTTTCTCCATTTAAAAATCTCTCTAAACGGAAAAGGCCACCCAATCGGGTGGCCTTTTTTGTTCCGGCATCAGCGATGCGACCAATCTTAGGATTGGAGAGGATAATCCTTCACCAATAGCGTGGCGGGAATATGCCACGTCGCTTCGAGCGCTCTGATCATCTTGAGGCTGAGCGAACGCTTGCGCGCCAGCACCTCGGATGCTCGTGATTTGCCCAGCAATTTCGCAAGGTCATTTTGTGTATGACCCTGAGCTTCCATTGCCGCCTCAATGGTGGCGACGGGATCGGGGCTGTCGATTGGCCAGCGTTCACGCTCGTATGCCTCGACCAGTGTCACCAGGACATCAAGCCGATCCTCTTCCGGGGAACCTTCTGGAAATTTCCAGAGGCGATCGATTTCCGCCATTGCGGCTGCGTGATCCGCATCGGTGCGGATGGGATGAATAGGGTGGATGTCCACGCGCATGGGCTCCAGTATACTAAGCCTATCGTAATGCCTGAGATCGGTCTGCGCAATTTCGAGATCAATTCAAAAAGCAAGATGTTGATAGACTATTGGGTGGGCAGGTGGTCTTGGGCTTGGGGTAGATGTTGTGTTTGTAGTTGTGCGTATGGTCGGTTGTAAAATGGTCCGGCTTAGCGCCGGACCGTGGTATTTCAGATCGTCATCGGATCGATCTTATCGTATTCCTTGTGAGTTCCGATGAAACGAATGTAGGCGATTTGTCGTTTCCATCTGAACATCACAACCAAACGGTAGTTCCCGCCTGAGATTTCGTATCGAACCCGCTCGCCGTCTAGGATTTTCGCTTTTCGGAAATCTTGAACTGCGTCAGCGGGGGTATTCCATTTGGCCCGGCTTGTGATGCCGTACCAGTGTTCTATCGAGGCCTTTGTTTCTGGATGTTTCTTGTAAAACTCGGTAAGCGTTGAGCGAGATATTACCCTCATGAAACCCCTTCGGGCTGGCGGTTGCGAGGCCGTGAACACCTCATGACCCCCTTATAGCGAGTTCCCGATATGGGAACAAGCGAAAAGTTACCGTTTTGGGAACTTTCTCGCGCCGATTTTGGCGATCGACCGCTCATCAGCCCGAACCAGATGGCGATCCACAGTTAGTTGGGTCTCCCGACGACTTCGCGTGACGAAATCCGCGTTGGATGTGTCCAAAAAATGTGACCATCTGCGGAAAACATGCGTCAATGCCGCAGAAAACCGTGATTGATCGTCGGTGGGGTAGGCCGACGATCCGGTCAATCGACCATATCTGCGATGCAACGATCGAACGACGATTTGATGGCGTCATTGATCGCGGTGCCCGCGTTTCGCATCCGGGATATCATTCCACCTTTCTCGCAAAACGTTGTGCTGGCCATGATCGCTTTGTCGGTGCCAACTGGTGTGGCGTATTGCCATTGTCGGATGCTGACGTTGTAGCTGGCCACACATAGGCCGTCAGGAAAGTGCAGCGTGTTGACCGATATGTACGCGAACGGCTTTCCGGACTGGATCATCTCGATGCGGTTGTAGCGCATCGCCGAAAACGTGGCCGCCTTGAGACCCTCGGTTGTCACACCGCACGAGGTTTCGCCCTCGGTGAGATTCTCGACGATCAGCCCGAGCGAGTTCGGGACCTCCGCCGACACGGTCTGTGATACAGTCATAGCGACCATGGCCGCAGCGATGCTGATGGTTTTCATAATGCCCCTGATCGTATGCCCCAATCGCGCGGGCCTTAATGCATTTCAGGTTTCCGATTCAATAAATACGGATAGGTCGGACACATCGCACAAGGCCGTCGAGATCACGATCGCCGCCAGGGCAGCCGATCGATACGCGAATTTCGTTGGTTTCGCCCGCGCTGCACAGCAGCCTGTCTGTCGCGAAAGATAAATATCGTCATGGATCATCTCTATGACGAAGACGGACAGATCAGCATGTCCGCGAAGCTCTGGTGCCTCGATGTGTTCGATGGTCGCACCACGCTCCTTCCCAAACAGGAAGCCGATTTCCTATTCCTTCTTGCTGAGCGCCGTGATGGACGCTTCTACGCCAACGCGACCGAGGCTTACGTTCTCGATTTCCAGCGGGTTCAAGCCCGCTTCGCCATGATGGTGGATGAACTCGGCGATGACGAATGACATCATTAAGGCCGTCTCCATCGTGAACGGTTTGGTCTTCGGCGCGGCTGGCTTCCTGTCGCTTATGCCGATCGTGCCTATCGCCCTAGATGTAGCGTGCGCCCTGACCGCGACAAGCATGCTCACCATCGCTGGGTGGACTACGGCGTTCACGATCGGTGCAGTGCGCAAATCCCGGAAGGAGAAGCCATGAAGGCGCCATCTCGCGAGGACGTCGCGCAGATCATCCATCGGCACATCAATTCGTGGTCGCCAGGTATGAGCCCCGACAAGGCGGTCGCAAGCATCTACGCCATGGCCGAGAGCCTGATCGACTATTGCCATCTGCACTACGTGCCGCCGCCCGTTCTCCCTGGTCTGCCCGGTGGCGACAACCTGTGAGGCGAGACGATCGATCCGATGAAGCGAAGGTCTATCGTCGGCTTTACAACACGAAAGCATGGCGCGAGCGGAGGTTGGCCCTCCTGCGGGCGGAACCGCTCTGCCGGTACTGCATGGCGATAGGTCGCGTGAGCGCCGCCACGGTGGCCGACCACATCGTGCCGCATCGTGGCGACCTGGACCTGTTCGCCGGTGAGCTTCAGCCCCTCTGCCATTCATGCCACTCGGCGGTGAAGCAGCGTGAAGAGCAGGGCGGCTATCATGGTGCCGTGGACCTGGACGGCTACCCGATCGACCCGAACCACCCGAATTCCGCGTAGCGGCTACGGAGAGTTTCCCTCAGAGACGCTGGCGCGATAATTTTCAAATCCCATCACTGACAATTCCGATCGTTCTTCGGAATAAAAATGCTCAATCCGCGACGGCCGGACAAACGTGCTACCGTTCCTTAGGTCGCAATTGAAGAGGTCTATTCCGGTTGCTGGTTCGCGGATTTTCAAAGGGCTGATTTGAAAGTTTGCCTCAGCGATTTTCTCTTTGAGGATGCCGAACGCCTCGCTGAGGGCCTTTTCGTCATCCGATGATAAAGAGATGTCATCGACGTACATCGACACGGCTACCGAACTGGAGGCGTCGAGTTCCCGCAAATAGGCGCCCACGCCTGAGGTGAGAAGAACCAGGGTGGCGAGAATGGGCGATTGTTTGAAGCCGTATGGTAGGGCGTAACTTGGGCCATCCAGTGGGTTCTTGACGCACGACCACTTCGCGTAGTGACGGGCCCTTGCGATCCCAATTTCCGCCAATGCCCGCTGAACTCTGTTGCGAGCTATGCTGTAGAAAAAATCCGAGAGATCGGCGCGGGCGAAATAATGGTGCTGCCGGTGATGGTGGAGCGCCGCGACGTGCCCGCCGCTCTTCCGTAAATGATAGACGAAGCTATCAAATTCGTACGCTGATTCCACCTGCGTCTTAACATCCACGCCGATTTTTGCGCCTATCTCACTCGGGGCAAATACTCGCTTCCCATTCCGGACATATGAGTATGCGTAATTGTGAAACTGTATGGCCATTGTAGTTCACGACCTTGTTGAAGATATCGATGCTAACGTTGACGATCTCAAGGAGAGCCAGCGCAGCGCCTAACCATTCAACAAGGCCGGTGCGGGAAAGAAACTTTTCCATAAGCACCTCCATAGCTAATCGCGCTGGCAACCTACAACTCCTTAGCAGTGGAGCCGTGAACCAAGAGAAGTCCCAGATTGCCAGGATTTCCCGAAGCTGTTCATACGGAAAGTACGAAAAGTATTTCCCGTGTCGAACAGCCATTGTGAGTGGCAGGTTATCGCCAGTGCACGACTGTCCTATGGGAAGATATTCAAAAATCAACTCCTACTGCGTGTGGAAGTCGATGCGACGCTAAATAAGATCGATTGCAGTCGGCTCACTGGTGTCGGCATCGTCAGGCCATGGCCAGATTGCCCAATCATTCAGCGGGGAGGGGGTGGTTCGACCACTGGGAGCCTCGGGCCGGAGACCGGCCGCCAAGTCAAATTTTAACGGCCGCAGTTCAGCGGGATATTTTAGAACACGCCGACCTGCGTCCTGCCGCTGACTTCATCGTCTTTGAACGTCACGATGATGGTCCCGCGCTTTCCTTGCCAACGATAGCTCCCGGTGGAATAGCCGCCACTCGACACGTACGATACTTCGTCTCCCATGTCGCCGAGGATGAATTCGACTTCCTTCATTTGCATGCCGATACGGATTTGCGAATAACCCGCTCTGGTAATTCCAGCGCGGGTAAATCCTGCCAATTTCATACCAGCTTCGAAGGTGATGCCTTTTCGAAGCCTGAAACACGCCAGTTGCGCGTCGAGGTCCGTATCAAGATTTTCGCACGGATTTCGTAACGCGTCGAAAAGCGCAGGGGCAACGAAGGTGGCATTCAACGCTCTACGGAGATTTATGATCTCCAAGGCTTTCAACGCCGTTTGTTGTTTGCATTGGGGATCGCCACAAGCATCTATTTGCGGCGTTACGCGCAGAATGTATCGCTCTTCGTCACGGGTAAGCCCGGCCATTCCGCCCGCGTGCGGCGTATAGTCGCCGTAGCCGGTAGCAAACGTGAAAGCCGCAATAACAAGAGACGGAAAAATACTCGAAGTCATAGGCACCCCCACGCGTCATTAACACGCTGCCTAAATATTGGGCAATGCCCAATACAGCAATCCCAACACACATCAAACGCCTATCCGGAAATCCTGGCAAGCGCCGCCTGAACGACAAGGAGCCGCAGCCGATCGGCGCGCCGGTTCCGCCTAAGGCAATGACGAAGACCGCGAAGGATGTTTGGATGCGGTTGGTCGCTTCCATGCCGGTGGAGGTCTATACCGCAGCAGATGCCGATATCCTCGCAGCCTACTGTGAGGCCGTGTCCAATCATCGCACTGCCAGCAAGCTGATCGCGGCGAAGAACTTCGAGCCGATGATCCCCGGATCGACCGGTCAGCTTTTCGTAAATCCGATCTACAAGTTGCAGTCCGATCAGGCCCGATTGCTGAAAGAATTGGGCCAGCGCCTCGGTCTCGATCCTATCGCCCGACAGCAAATCGCAGCCGACCCGGCCAATGACGAAGACGAGTTCGCTTCGCTGGTTCACTGATGTTGCGCGATACCGGGCGCGCCGATCGCGTCATTGAGTTCATTGAAAAGCTAACGATCCCGGATGGTCCCGCCGTTGGCCAGAAGATCGTGCTCGACCAGTGGGAAATAGACTGGATCAGGGATATTTACGAGCCGGTCCGGGAAGACGGTCGGCCTGTGGTATCCCGCGCGGTTCTGTCCGTGGCCCGTAAGAACAGAAAGTCGCTGCTAGTCGGCGGTTTGGTGCTGGCGACCCTGATCGGCCCGGAATCTCAGGCCAACGCGCAGATTTACAGCGCTGCCGTGGACCATGAGCAGGCGAAGGTCGTTTTCGACATGGTGGTGAAGATGTTGGAGTTTGCTCCGACCCTTCGTCGTCATTTGAAGATCGTCGAAAGCCGATCGCGTATTCTGGTGAAGTCCAGCGGGGCACGGGGTCGCGGCTCGGTCTATCGCGCCCTTTCGGCTTCAAACAAAGGCAAACACGGTCTAGGCGCTGATTTCTTCGTGTACGACGAATTCGGCGAAGCCAGCGACGATGAACTCTGGAACGTGTTGTACGACAGCCAGCAGCTTCGCGCGCGCCCTCTCGCCGTGGTCATTTCCACACAGACGAACGACCCACTGCACCCTTTGTCGCTCATGATCGACGATGGCCTTCGTCGGGATGAAAACGGAAAGAAGCTCGATCCGACCACAGTTTGCCACTTGTACGCGGCCGATGAAGATTGCGACATCCTGGACGAAGCGCAATGGCTGAAGGCCAACCCCACGCTCGCCACATGGAAGCCCCGGAAACAGATCGCCGATGCTGCGGCAGAAGCGGCGCGCCGACCGGAGAAAGAGGCGAATTTCCGCCAACGCTATTTAAACCAGCGCGTAAACCCATTCTCGACCCTGATCAGCCAATCGGCATGGAAGAGTGTGCGGGCGTCGGAAAACAAGCCGGTCGCATTCCTGCCTGGCGAGCCGGTGTACCTTGCGCTCGACATGTCGAAGCGAGACGACCTCACCGCGCTGTTGATGATCAGCGCCGACGACATCACCCGAGTGAAAGCCTGGTTCTGGAAACCTCTATCGCTGGTTGCCGAACATGCCACACGGGATGGCGTGCCATACGACGCGTTTGCGAAGACAGGTTGGCTCGACACCGTTCACGGCGCCATGATCAAGCCGCGCGCGATCGCAGAAAAGATCGCGGAAATCGCCGCGCAATACGATGTCCTCGGTCTCGCATATGACCGGTTTTTCACAGCCGAATTGATGAACCATCTCGAAGAAATCGGGCTTTTCCCGGTGAAGGGCGAGCGTCAAAGCGGTGCCCTGCGAATAGTCGATTGGGGTCAGGGATGGGTCGATATGTCGCCCGCCGTCACCGCGTTTGAAGAGGCGATAGTGACGAAAACGCTTGTCCATGACGGTAACCCGCTACTGACGATGTGCGTGATGAACGCACTAGTAATGACCGATTCTAAGGGAAATAGGTCTTTCGATAAGGCTAAGTCCAGGAACAAGATCGACGGTGCTGTTGCCCTAGCGATGGCGTTAGGTCTGAAGACACGCGAACGTAAGGTGGCGACTTTCATCTCCCCATGGGAAGACCCGGACTATCGCATGACGGTGCTCTAATCTGCCAGTAAGGCGCGTTCATCTGCCGACAAAAGATAAATATCGGCATGTTCAATTTGTTCGAAGCGAAGGAAGCGCGCTCCCTCGAAAATCCTACCGTTTCTTTGACCGACGCCGCCGCTTGGCGTGAGGCGTTCAGCGCGCCCGGTGCTGTGACCGGCGAAGCGGTTACCGAAGCGAAGGCCCTTGGTGTCACTTCCATTTGGCAGGCGGTAAACGTGATCTCGGGCACTATCGCGGCCCTTCCGCTGCACCTGTACAAACGCACCACGGACGGCGCGGAAAAAGACGCCAAAAACCCCCTCTATTACATCGTTCACGACCGCCCGAACGACTATCAGACGGCGACCGAATTCCTCAAATGGCTGGTTTCCCGACTTCTCCTGGCGGGTCGTGCCACGGCTCTTATCTCCCGCAACGGTGCTGGTCGTGTCATCGGCCTCTACCCGCTGGACGGGTCGAAATTGACGGTCGAACAGACGCTTGAAGGGAATAAGGTCAAGCGCACATACCGCTACGCACTATCGACCGGCACGGTCACCTACGATGCCGCAAAAGTGATCGACGTGGTGCATTGTCCAGCCGGGAACGCCATCGATCATTACAACCCGATCACGACCAATCGAGACGCGATTGCATTGATGATCGCGGCACAGGCGTATTCGTCCAAGATTTTCGCAAACGGTGGCGTGCCCCTCCTCGCGCTGAATTCAAGGGCCGATACCATGTCGCCACAAGCGGCGGCGCGCGCGGGCGAGAACATTTACGAGACGCTGCAAAATAGCGTTCGGTCGAAATCATCGATTCTGGTTCCGCCGACCGGACACTCCCTCGACCCGATCGGCCTCGACCCGGCAAAGTCGCAATTGCTCGACCTACGCAAGTTCATGCTCGCGGAAACATCGCGGATTTTCAACGTCGCCCCGGCCGTCCTGCACGACCTGTCTGGCGGCACGTACTCGAACGTCGAGCAACAGAACCTCAGCTTTGCGCAGCAAACCCTCACCCCGCTGATCAAGGCGATCGAGCAAGAGATGAACGGGAAGCTGTTCGGCCCGCGCAATAACACCGGATACGTCGAATTCAGCATGGCGGGCCTGCTTCGCGGCGATTTCTCTGCACGCATGGAAGGTTTGCAGAAGGCCGTTAACGCCGCGATCTTCACGCCAAATGAAGCCCGCGCCTTCGAGAATCTGCCAGCGAAGGAAGGCGGCGACAATTTGTTCATCCAGGGCGCCAGCGTGCCCCTCTCCCGACAGCTTCAGGAGCCGGAACCCACCCCGCCGCCAGCCGCAAACACTACACAAGACGATCCGGCCGACCAGGCCGACGAAACAAAACAAGAGGATGTCGCATGACCACCGAAGCCACGAACGAAACCCGCCATTTCGCGCTTTCTGGCGTCGAAATTCGCGCAAAGACTGACGATCACGCAGGCCAGGCCACCGGTTACGCCGCCGTCTTCAATTCAGATTCCCATGACCTTGGTGGTTTCGTCGAGCGCATCGCGCCAGGTGCGTTCGCTCGGTCGCTGAAAGAGGCCGCCGCTGGCGACGCCAACGTTTTCGCGTTGTGGGCGCACCGGGACGACCAGCCACTTGGCTCAACGTCCAGTGGCAAACTGGTTCTCTCCGAAGACGAGCACGGTCTGGCGTTCAGCCTGGACACCACGCGTATGAACGCACTGCAGTTTGACGCCTTGCGCGACGGTGACCTCCGGATGTCGTTCGGGTTCCGAGTTCGCGAAGACAATTGGCGCGAACTCAACGACGGAACAATCGAGCGCACGCTGATCGAAGTCGATCTCTTCGAAATCAGCTTCGTCATCAGCCCCGCATACCCTGCCACCGAAGCCGCGATGCGTTCCTTGGAATCCTGGCGGGCAGCAAAGGTCGAGATGAAAGTCGAAATTGAAAATCCAGAAGCAGTGAATGACAATCTGCGCATTGAATTGATGAAGCGTACTCTAACACGACGCCTAATTAAGTAACAACACCTCCAAAGTCATGAAGTGATGTCGCGAAGATAAATACTCCGCACCCATTTCATGACTTGGAGCTAATACTTTAATGAATGCTACCGAACTTCGCGCAAAGGCGCTGGAGGTTTCTAACAAGGCCGCGATTGTAATCGCGGAAAACGATACCGACGACAAACTCGCTGAAGCACGGCGTATGCTTGATGAGGCGGATGGTCTCGAAGCCCGCGCCGCTGACCTCGATAAGATCGAAGCCCGAAAGGCTGCTTGGGAGGCCGCTGTCGATCGTCTGCCGATCGAAGCTACCAAGGTAGAAGAGCGCAAGGCCGACAGCGCTGAAGACACGTTCCGCAGCTACCTGCGCGGTGATGTCGATGCCCGCGAATTGCGCGCACAGGGTATAGCAACCGGCGAATCCGGCGCTTACCTGGTCCCGACCGGTTTTTATCCCGAACTGATCAAGGCCATGAAGGCATTTGGTCCGATGAACGACGGCGGCCCGGTCAAATACCTGGCGACCGCTTCCGGCAACCCGCTGCCAATCGCGACTTTCGACGGCACCGGCCTGAAGGGTTCGATCATCGGCGAAGGCGAGGAAGTAAACGAAACCGAAGTCGCGTTCGGTCAGAAAACCCTCGGTGCCTACAAGTTCACCTCGGGCCTGATCCGTGTTTCGAGCGAACTGCTTCAGGACGCTGCGATCAATCCGGAAGCCGTTGTGCGGGACTCGATGGCCGAAGCGCTGGGCCGCATCCTCAACGAAATGTTCACGAAGGGTACTGGTGTTTCGCAGCCGCAGGGCATCGTTACCGGCGCCAGCCTCGGCCACACCTCGGCCGCTGCGACTGCCATGTCATATGACGACCTGGTCGCGCTTCAGCACGCTGTCGATCCCGCTTATCGCGGTAACGCCTCGTGGATGTTCGCTGACAGCACCCTTAAGGCAATCCGTCTCCTGAAGGATGCCGAAGGTCGCCCGCTGTGGCAGGCCGGTATGGTGGCAGGCGAACCAGGCACGATCCTGGGTCAGCGTTTCTATATCAACCAGGACATGGACGCGATTGCCACCGGCAAGGCATCCGTGCTCAACGGCGATTTCTCGAAGTACGTGGTCCGTAACGTCAAGGCATTCGGTGTGAAGCGTCTCGATGAGCGTTTCGCCACGTCGGACCAGGTGGGTTTCCTGGGCTTTGGTCGTTACGACGGCCTGGTCACCGACCCGCGCGCAATCAAGAAGCTGGTTCAGGCGTAAGCCTACCGGCTTCGTGCCAAACAAGGGCGCTCCCTCTCGCGAGGGGGCGCCTTTTTCGTGCGAGCCTAAATATCGGCATGAAAGTCCGCATGATTTCGGCCCTTGTCGGCCCCACCACAAACCACCAGCCTGGCGATATCGTCACCACCGATGAAGGCGCCCGCTGGATCGAATTCGGTATCGCCGAAGCCATTGATGTCACCGCCACGAAGCCCGCAACCGAGACTACCGAGACAGCCGCTGTCGCTCCCGCCAAGGAAGCCGCGAGCCGCTGCCGGACCAAGGTGTCGAAATAATGGACTGGCTGCGTGTCACGCGGGTCACCGCACCAACCGAGGCGCTTTTGACGCTCACCGAGGCGCGGGATCATCTGCGTGTCATGCACGATCTCGACGACGGGTATATCGCGCACCTGATCGAAGTGGCCACCAGCTATATCGAAGGGCCGAGCGGCGCCGGAATCGCCTTGCTACCGTCGCAATGGGTCCTGACGATGGATCAGTTGCCGAAGTGCTTCGATATCGACCTCTGCCCGGTCCGCTCGATCGACAGCATCACTGCCGACGGCCAGGTCATCGATCCGGCCCTGTATTCCGCCGATCTCAACAGCACTCCTGCCCGCGTGATTGGAAGATACCACCCGCATTGTCGCTCCGATTTCGGTAGGGTGAAAGTCACCTTCACCGCTGGCTATGAGACGGTCCCGGCCGATCTCAAGCATGCGGCGCTGTTGCTGATTTCCCATCTCTATGAGAACCGGGAAGCGGTCGCGGCGGCCGATTTCAAGGTTGTCCCATTTGCGGTCGAGGCCATCCTCGGACGATATCGTGCCTTTGGATAAATACCTCCATGAAGAAGGTATTTTTCAAGAAGGACTATCATCACGCGGCGACTGAACCGGTGGGGACGACATTTCGCGCCCATTACGAAGGGGAAGTCGAGGACGATATTGCCGAAATTGCGATCGTTCGTGGTTTTGCCGTGTACTCGGATTTCGCCGAAGACGATCTCATCAACCGCGCTGATATTGTTGCACGCGGGGACCTCATTCGAGAGGAAGTGCAAGGAATCCTCGACGCGGTCCTTGGTGACGACGGCGACGAATGATGTACACACCACCGCGATCCGGGGAATTTCGCCATAGGGTCACGATCGAGCGTCGATCCACGCTTCGTGACGATATGGGCGGCGTCGTCGATGCCTGGGACACCGCTGTCGGACCGGTGCGCGCATACATCGCGGCCGAACGTGGTGGCGAAGAAATCCGATCGACCCGTGCCTCGGGCATCACTCGATACGATGTCGTTTTGCGTATCCCCACGGCAGACATTTCTATTGGCGATCGAATGATCGACGAGACCGGTGCTGCCTACGATATCAAGTGGGTGGGCGATCTCGAAGGTCGCGGGCGCCAGGTCAACATCATCGCCGAACGCGGTGGCCTCAATGACTAAGCGGATCGTGGACACAAAGGCGATCGACGATTTCACCCGACGTTTGGGCATGCTGCCTTCGATTGTCCGAGACACGATCGACGATACGAACCGCCGATCGGCCACTGCCATGGCAAAGCGCGGGCGTCAGATCGCACCTCGATCGGAACACGGGCCGCACATCGCCGACACCATTAAGGTCGAGGCCGGTGACCCCCGTCTCATGGAACAGGTCGTCTCGATCGGCTCGACGCCCCTGTTCTACGCAATCCCGCTGGAATTCGGCCATGTCGCGGCGGACGGTTCGCACGTTCCCGCAAATCCGTTTTGGGTTCCGCTCACCAAGATTTTCCGCAAGCGCCATCGCACTGCCCTGCGGCGCGCAATGCGCAAAGCGCTGAAGGAGGTGCTCGCCATATGAAAGACCCTAGTTTCCCGCTCCAAAAAGCCGTGCTCGCCGCGCTCACCAACGCGGGCCTTGAAAACGTCTTTTACACGGTCCCGACAAAAACCTCGCTCCCGTGGGTCGTGATCGGCGACGACCAAATCCTTGCCGAGAATGAATCCGCAGAGATGTACGAATGCTTCGCGACCGTCTCTGTGTTCGCTCGAAAGCCCAACCACAAGGTTTTGGCGGCGAAAGTGACGGCGGCGCTCGATCAGAAACTGGTGCTTGAGGGTTTTCAAACAGAAGAGTTTTGGCACGAAGAAACGCGATATTTCACAGAAAAAGATAATCAGATCGGTCACGCGAGTATCGAGTTCCGATACCTTTTGCAGCCAATCTAAGAGGGTAATGGCTCCTTCATAATAAATAGTCCGTGAAATACGTTATTATTGGAGTCCATTAATGTCCTACATTGAGCCTATCCTGGGTGAAAAAATTCTCGTCAAACTTGGTGATGGTGAATCCCCTGAAATTTTTACTGCGCCGAACGTCATCAACACTACGCGCGGTATTTCGTTCTCGACTTCGACCGAGACTGACGAACTGATTGACCTTGCCGATCAGAGCGCGCCCGCGCAGACGATCCGTCGTGTAAAGAGCACGGATACCAAGATCGACGGGTCGGGCATGCTTGACCACGCTGACGTGCCGGAATGGATCGAATGGTCGCTTTCGGGCAAAATTCGAAACGTCCAGGCGATCGTTGGAAACGTGATCGTCGAAGGTCCGTTCGTGCTGACGAGCTTTGCGATTACCGGTGACCGCCTCAAGTCTGCGACCTGCGATCTCACGCTGGAACAGGCTGGCGCAGTTTCGCAGAAGCCGATCGCCTAAACGCTGTGGGGATTGTCCTGGCTAAATATTGCCATGACAATCCCCATGCGCTCCGCAAAAATTGGAAATGTATTCGTCGGCGATGGCGAATACGATCTCTGCCTCAAGATCGGGCAGCTTATTGAACTTCAGGAAAAGACGGGCGTTGGACCGTACGTTCTTGCCCAACGCCTGATCGACGGTTCCTTCAGAGTCGAAGACGTGATCGAGACGATCCGTCTCGCACTCATCGGTGGTGGCCTTGACCCTCGATCAGCCTACACGCTGGTCTCCCGATATCTCATCGAAGGTTCTCTCTTCGGCTACGTGCAGCCCGCATCCGAGGTTGTCTTCGCGGCGTTGATGGGCGTTCCTGACGAACTCCCCGAAGTGGAGGATGACGATGCGGACCCTCTGGTGGCCTCACCGATCGAGGATTGATCGCGTGGGGCCAATTCTACGAAGCCGCTGGTGCCGCCAACTTCACGCCGATGGACGTGAATGCCATGTCGCTCTGGCAATACAATTTCACCATGTCGGGCTTCCGCAAGTTCCATTCGTCAGCATCAGAAGGGCCCGGCGCACCAACCGAAGATGAATTCGAGCGTATGATGTCGCTTTACGGCGCACCGAGTCAGTCGATCCGCGCCGACGCCTAAATATGGGATGGCGTCTTCTAATGCTCTTAACACCCGTTTTGCTGCCGATATCACTGACTTCGAGCGCGGCATCAAGCGTATGCAGCAGCTTAACGCGAAGGTGTCTGCACAGCTTGCTTCAGACCAAGCCCGCGCCGCGCAGCGCGCGGCGAAGGCTTGGAATGACAACAATCCGACTGAAAAACTCACCAAGCAGTTTAGATCGCTTGGTGATGAGGTAAGGCGCCTCGCTCCGATCATCGCGGGTCTATTTGGCGCGCGGGAGATCGCTTCAGCGGCTGATAGCTGGACCCGCCTCACGAACACGCTGAAGGTCGCTGGGGTCGCATCCCACGATCTGGCAAGGGTGCAGAACGCACTTTTCACCATTGCGCAGCGAAATGGCGCGGCCATCGAATCAATCGCAACCCTCTACGGCAGAACCACAGCCGCAGCCGGGGCACTTGGCGCAAGTCAAGCTGATGTGATGAAGTTCACGGACGCGGTTGCCATAGCTCTTCGTGCACAGGGTGGCTCCGCACAGGAGGCTGAATCAGCGCTTCTCCAGTTGGCACAGGGCCTGGGCGATGCGAAACTCTCCTGGGAAGACATGGCCTCGGTGGCAGATGGCGCCGGTCCCTTGTTCAATGCCGCAGCCGCAGGCAGTGATAAATGGGGCGGCAGCGTCGCACGTCTCAAGAGAGAGATGCGCGAAGGCAAGGTTTACACGAAAGAATTTTTCGAAGCGGTCCTGGCCGGAAAGCCCGTTCTGGATCAAATGGCGTCGAAATCGACAACCACGCTTGCACAGGCCTTCACCGCGCTTTCCAATAGTTTCACGAAGTATGTCGGCGAAGCCAATCAAGCGCATGGCGCGTCCGCGCTGCTCGTTGAAATTATCCAGAAACTCGCCGACAATCTGCCGACGGTAGCCAATGCCCTTGCTATCATCGCGGGCATCTATGCGGCCACCTTCATACCTGGGATCGCGCGGGCAACTACCGCGCTGATCGCCAATGGTGTCGCAATGGCGCAGACCGCCGCCGTCTATAACGTGGCATCCCGATCCATCGCGCTGGGTGCGACGGCCATGAATGGTGTCACGGTAGCAAGCGGTGGTCTTCTCGCGATACTCGGCGGCCCGTTGGGTCTTGCGCTAGTCGCTGTCACCGCTGGCATGGCGTATTGGGCCTATTCGACAGCCGAGGCCAATCAGAAATCTCTCGATCTTCAGCGCCAGGTCGGAGATCTGGCGGTCAAGCTGGACCTGGAACGCGATGCGGCGACGAATGCCGCTGTTGCGACAGGGAACGTCACGAAAGCAAGCGTTGTGGCCGGGGCGAAGCTTCGCGGGCTCAAGGTCGATGTCGAGACGCTGACCGACAAATACCAGCTTCTCGCCGAGGCTGCACGTCAGGCTGCCTACGATATCGCGAATGCTGCCGTCACCGAGGCGCAGTCCCGCTATAACAAGAAAGTTGCCGAGGAAAAATCCAAGGCGGCACCGACCGTGTCTGTTCTCGGGCTCGACCCGATGGACCGGAAGCTCGGCATCAATGACGGGCGCTCAGCGTATGACCGCCAAGCCGAAAATGCAGCGAAGAACAGCCAAGAAGCTGGGGACCTCGCCGATGCCAAGGCTGTCCGGGATGCTCTTCTTGATCCAAAGTCACGAGAGAAATTCATCGAGAAGCCGGGCGCCGCGCCGCCTGCCGACCCCGACAAAACGAAAGGCGGGAAGAAAGCGCCCTCCGATGGGACCGATGAGGCACGCGATCTCGAAATACGCCGCCGCCAACTAACCCTCGAACAGACCAACGATCTCGAAGACCGTCTTCGCCTTCAGCGTGAAATCCTCGCCCTAGAAACCGAGGGCAAGATCGACACGATCAACGAGCGCGTGGCGAACAAGAGCCTGACCAGGGCCGCTGCTGACAAGCTGATCGCCAGTGAGAAGGAACTCGCGGCGATCGAGGAAGCGAACCTAGTCGCGGAGAATGGCAAGGATGTCGCCGAGCGAAAGAATGCTATCGCTGAAAAGACGGTCGCGGCCGAAGCTGAAGCCCTGCGCGCACAGGCCGATGAACTGGCGGATCGCGCAAAGTATGCTCGCACCTACGGGAAGAAACACGATTACGAGCTTCAGGCGCTGGAAAAGCGTCAGGAAGCCGATCGCCTCGAATTCGACCTTCGGAAAAAGCAATATCAGGCAGAGCTTCGTTTGCTCGGCGTTACCGAGGAACGGATCGCTTCGATCCTTGCACAGATGGAGCAGGATTTCGCCAAATCGCAAGGTCGCGAGACCAGCCACACGGGTCATGATCAAAACGACGAAGACCCCACGGTTCGCGATCAAATCCGCAAACACGCAGAATCCTTCGGATCGCTGAATCACCAGTTAGGCGAGATCGCGACCGGCGCGCTCGACAATCTAACCTCCGGTCTGACCGATGCGATCATGGGCGCGAAGAGCCTGAAGGAAGCGTTTTCCGACATGGCGAAATCGATGATCGCGGAATTGATCCAGATGGCTATCCGCTTCGTGATCTTCGAGGCGATCGGCCGCGCGCTTGGGTTCAATGGTCTTGGAAAAACCGCGATCGGCCTTGGGAAACAGCCCACCGGCTCCGTCGAAATCGGCGCCAACGCCATGGGGACGAACAACTGGCGCGGCGGTCTATCGATGGTCGGAGAGAAGGGGCCGGAACTAATGTATCTGCCCGGTGGCTCGCAGATTGCCCCGAATAACCTCCTGAAATCGGCCCTTACCCAGCGGGCAGAAGGTGGGGGAGGGGGCCAATCGATTACCCTCCATACGACCGTCAACGCGGATGATGCTGTCTTGACATCGGCGGTAAAGGGATGGGTTCAGGAAGGCAGTATCCAGGCGGTTCAGGCCGCACAGAAACTTATCAATCGAGATCAGAACAAGCGTTCCCGGAACGCTATCTTGCGACACTGACGTAGTTGCCATCCTGCTAAATATGGGATGGCGATTACCTTTCCCTCACTTCCGTTTGGCTCGACGACCGAGATCACGCTCACTTCTTCCGCTACGGATCACAAGCCTTTCCTGGGAGGTCCAAAACAGCGGATCGCGCGGCTTGGCGACAAGTGGTCCCTGCGTGTCGATTGCCGAAAGATGTATCCGCGCCAAGCTGGCCCGATCATTGCGGCGCTCCTCCAGGGGCTCAACGATCAGATCATCATGACCGTTCCACAGCCGGGAATCGATACCGGCGTGTGGACGACCGGCACGATTGCGCTGGCTGTCACGGCTGGGCGGTCGATCAGCGTAAATGGCGGCGGTGCCGAAAAGGTAGTCGGGCAGCTATTTTCCATCGAGAAGAATGGAGTTCACTACCTCCACCAGATCACAGCGGTGCAGGGATCAACCCTCACGATCCTTCCCTCGCTGAAAGTCAGCCTGGCCGGTGGCGAGACTGTCAACTTCGGCGCGCCGAAAATCCAAGGTTTCGTGAGCGGAAATTCGCAATCATGGTCCGTCGGCCTTGCGGAAAACCTCGGCCTGTCATTCCAGATCGACGAGGCGCGTTGATATGGAAGCGACCATGCTGTCGGCGCTTACGGCGCCTTTCCTTCGAACATTCCAAGCGGTCCGGATCGATCTCATCACCACGGGGACGGCGATCAATTTGCTGGACGCTTCGGCCGAAATCACTTTCTCTGTCGATGGGGCCGCCGTGAAATTCACCGGCATCGATAGTGTCTTCGGGACCCTTGGCGGCATCGACAGTATCCAGGAAAACATCGCCAGCGAGGCCCCCTCGATGAGCCTTCGCATCCAGCCACCGTCAAGCGGCGCCCTCGGCGAACTCTCGCAGCCGGAGAACCAGGGCTCGACAGTCCGTGTGTGGGTCGGCGTCGTCGATGACATGACCGGCAATGTCATCGGTGTGCCCGAGCTTCTCTGGAGCGGGCGCCTCGACACCGTGGTCACCAGCGTCGGCGAGAATACCCTGTCGTGCGAATTGAAGACGGTGTCCGGGTTCGATCGCCTATTCGCGATCAACGAAGGCGAAGCGCTGAATTCGGTCTGGCACCAAGCGATATGGCCGGGTGAGACCGGTCTTAATTTCAACGTGTCTTCGGTCATCGATCCAATGTGGGGCGCCGACGCCACCACGCCTGCGACCACGCCCGTGGGTTCCGGCCGTGATGTCCTGAAACCGTCGAGCCTTTGGAAGTGAGGTCGGCCGATCGCTGCCCGCGATAAATAAGGCATGGATTTGCTTGAGCGCGTCACGAAGACGCAGACGACGATAGACCAATTCTTGAACAAAGATTTCGCTTGGGGCGAGTTCGATTGTGCGGCTCTGGCGGCCACGCACGTGGAGAACCTTGGCTTCGAGACCGTGAGGTCGAAGGCACGGAAATATTCGACCGAGATCGGTGCAAAGCGCGCGCTTCATAAGCTCGGCTATTCCTCGATGGAGGACTTGGTCGATAGCTACGGCTTCGAGCGCATTCCGCCCGCGATGGCGATCACCGGCGACATTGTCGGCTTCCCTGGGGGCACGGATGACCATCAGTGGACGGGTCTCGGCGTCATGATTGATCCCGGCCAACACCTCATCGCGTTCGCCAATGGCCGCTGTATGGTGGGGCCGACCTCCGTGTGCACTGTCGCCTGGAGGGTTTCGTAATGCCAATGGTCCTGCCCGTTCTGGGCGCCGCGTTCCTTGCGGCCGGGTCGATCGCTTCTGCCGTCGGCCTCACCGTTGCGATTGCGGGCGTGAGCCTTGCGACGATCGCCACTGTTGCTGGTGTCGCCATGATGGCGGTCTCGATGCTGACGATGCAGGTCCCGTCGCCGAGTAGCGCGGGAACTCAGCTAGACGTAAAGCTGGACACGAAGGCTCCGGTGCCGGTGCTCTACGGTCATACAGCTACGGGCGGCACGGTCATTTATCGAGAAACCTCCGGCAAGAAAAATGCCATTCTCTACATGGCCGTGGCCCTGAGTGTCGCGGGGCCGATCGGCGGAATCGAATACACCTATGCCAACGATGCGCTTGTCAATTTCACAGGTGCTCCAGCAACCCGTATGGCGACGGTCGCCTCGACGACCCCGACTTCAAAAAAGCTCTACCAGAACAAGCTCGGCGTTCGCTATTTGCACGGCGAGGCACCGTCCAAGGAGACGATCTCACAGGCCTTCGGGACGTTCGGACCGGCTCCGAATTCACCCGGTCACGCCAGCGGCCACGCGTTGGCGCTTGTACGTGCCGAGTACGACACGGATCAATTCCCGCAGGGGCTGCCGAAATTCAAATGGACGGCCTTCGGTGTGTCCGTCTACGATCCGCGCAAGGATTCCACCTATCCAGGCGGGGTGGGTTCGCACCGGCTTGCCGACGACACCACGTGGGAATTCTCCGAAAACCCGTATCTGTGCGCTCTGCATTGGACGCTCGGTAAATGGCGAAACGGCCGCAAGATTTGCGGCATCGGTGCGAAGCCGTCGGAGGTTGATCTCGCTGCATTCGTGCGCGGAGCGAATGTCGCCGACGCGAATGGTTGGACCTGCGGTGGGGTAGTCACCAGCGGCGACGACAAGTTCTCGGTTCTAGCAACAATCCTCGCATCCGGTGGCGGTGTCCCGATCGCCCGTGGCGCGATGATTTCATGCCTCGTGAATACGCCGGTCACTGCGGTCACAACGATCACCTCGTCCGATGTGGTTGGCGACTTCGAGGTTCAAGCGTCGGGCAGCTTCCGGGATCGGTACAACGCAGTCATTCCGACCTACCGCGAGCCGACACAATTCTGGAACCTCATTCAGGGCGAGGAGGTTTCGTCGGCGGTTTACGTTGCCGAGGACAATGGCCAGGTCGCTAGCCAAGAAGTCGAACTTATGATGGTCCAGCGAGCCGCACAGGCTCACCAGCTTGCGACCTACAAACTCGTCAACTCCCGTGAGTTCCTGACCTTCACCGCCGTCCTGAAGATGCGGGCGCTTGCGCTGCGGGTCGGAGACGCGGCGATCGTAGACATCCCGGAGATCGCGGCCGAAGGCGTCAAATGCATCGTCACGAACCGGGAATACAGCCCTGACAGCCAGACCGTCGCAGTGACTTTCCGGTCGGAGAACGACGGTAAGCATGCGTTCGCCTTGGGACAAAGCCAAGTCGCCCCCGCATCCCTTACTCTGAACGGATACGATCCTTCGGATATGGATGCGCCGGGAGCATTGGCGTGGAGCGTTCAGGGCGGACAGATCACCTCGGAAAACGGCACAGCTAAGCCGATCATTCGGGTCACTGGTGCTTACGACAATCCGTACGCCCGCGAGATCATCATCGAATTCCGACCCGCTGGAACGTCGTCATGGATTCAGTACGGCGTTTACCCCCGCGACACCACGACCATCGAGATCGCGGGCGTTACGACCGGGACTGCGTATGAGGTGGCGGTTTCCTATCGCAGCATTCTGAACGCCACGTCCGATCGCACGATCTATGGGCCGGGTTTGGCAGGGGATGAATCTTTTGCCTGGTCGTCCGTCGGCGGAGCGGGCAAGCCCGAAGACAATGCGACGGTCGGTGCACCATCTGGCACTCCGGTCGGCGATCGTGACGCGGACGATGTGACCGAGGCAATCGACCAGCACGAAAACGTGATCAAGCAATTGCCGGATTTGGTCACTAGCCTGATCCATGAGCCGATCGAACAGCTTGCCGCGCTTCATGTTAAGTATGGCGCGATCAACATGCGGAAGAGCATTGCGCTGGCGGAGGGCAATGCCGTCGCGATCCGCGATCTCCGCATCTACGTGGACGAAACCGGCGCGATCGTTTCCGAAGATTTGTTGAATCTCACGTCGAGAATGAGGAACAATGAAGCGGGCTTGCTCGACTTGAGCCAGACGTATGCAAGCGACAAAGAAGCGCTCGCAAGCCAGCTTACCGACATCATCGCCCGCACCGACGAGAATGAAGGGCGCATCCTCGACGAGAAGGAGGTGCGTACGACGGAGAACGCGGCGACAGCCTCGACGCTATCGCAGCTTCAGGCGAAGACCGGCGACATTGCCGCAGCGATCGAGGATGTCCGGAAAGCCACGACTGATCTGGAGTCCGCAACCGCCGAACGCGCAACTCGCATTGAAACTCGGGTGGGCAATGCTGAGACCGCCATTTCGGCTGTTCAGAAAAGCGTCAATGATGGCAGCGCAGGGACCTCACAGCAAATCACCCAGCTTGGTACGCGGATCCCGGATGAGAAATCATCTCGGGAGGCAGGCATCCAAGAGGAACGTACCGCGCGCGTGAATGGAGATGGCGCGCTGTCGAACCGTATCGACACGCTTAGCAGCGATTTCAACACGCCCGGCACCGGGATCAAGGCGGTCGTTCAGACGATTCAGCAAACCGAAGCGAACAACAATTGGGCTCGCGCGCAAGAAATCACGACCCTCCAGAGCCGCCTCAATTCGGTGAACGGCTCAGGTGCATCAATCGAGAACCGTTTCTCAACGCTCGCAACCCTTGAGGGCAATCTTCAGTCTGCATGGACGCTGAAAGTCCAGCAAGACATCAACGGCCAGCTTTACGTGGCAGGCGGTGGCCTCGTGATGGAGAACGGCCTTTCGTCGATGTCGTGGACCACCGACAGTTTCCGAATCATGTCCCCCGGACGATCCCCGCAGCAGGTTTTCTATGCCGACCCGACCGGCGTCTATATTCAGAACGCATCTATCGGCAATGCGGCGATCGACACTCTGAAGGTAGCGGGCGGCGCCATCACCGCGAACCAGGTCGTCACGGCCGGTGACATGTATGTCCCCGCGAACACGACCCGGACCTATCTCGAAACTGGCTGGATGACGATCGGCGACGGTGTGTCCGGGAACGGTCTGGTCGATGTGTTCTGTACGATCGATGGCAACGTGAACGATCAATACGATGCGGCGTGTATCATCCGCCTCTACATCGATACCGGTGGAGGATGGCAGCTTGTCCGAGCACCCGTCATGGGCGTCGGGACCAACAGTGGTGACAGCTACTGGCGCATTCCAGGCATTCTGAAGACCGTGGTGACCGGTGCGCAAGTGCGGGTCCGGGCGGATTGCCAATCCACCGCCGCAATCCAGGAATCCGTCGCGCGCAACATCTACGTTCGCGACATTGTAATGACCCTCGTGGGAACAAAACGATAATGAGCACGGCATATTTTAATCACGAAGGGCGCCTCATGATGCTGGTCGCCCTCCCCGGAATGGCTCCACCCGAAAGCGCAGCCTTCACCGTTACCGTTGAGGGCAATCTCGATCCGAACGGAATCTATTTCGACATCGAAACCAATGCTGTGGCGGAGAAAATGAAATTCCCCGTCACGTTTTCGCGAAACCGGGTTGCCGAAATCCCGAGTGGAACGGTCGCGATCGTTGAGGGCCTGGAATTGGTCATCGACGATGGCGAAATCGAATTGGACGCTAACGTCGAAGGCATGATGTCGATCCACCTGTCACATCTTCATTTTCGCGATGAAGTCGTGAAAGTGCCGGTCGGACTATAAATAGCCGTATGAAAGTTTGCATCAAAAAGAATTACGCCGAGGCGCGAAAAGCCGATTATCCGAGCATCGAGGAGCAACTTGACCTCATATATCACGACGCTTCCCTCGAACTTTGGCGGAAGCGCATTCAATACACAAAAGATCGGTTCCCCAAACGCGAGTAAGCTTCAGCCTATTCCTGCATAAATACTTCGATTTTAAAGAACTCGGAGTATCATGGCTTACAAATTTGAGACTGGCACGGTTACCGTCGAACACGATTCCCTTGAAGTGAAGGGCGTGGGGACCGCTTGGATATACGAGTATCCTGGCCTGGCGCTCAATATCGATGGTCTGACATTCCCGGTTTCCCGTATCACCAGCGCGAATACCTTGACGCTGGTGAGACCCTACCCCGGCGAGAGTGCGAGCGAGATCGGCTATACACTCATGCCGCTGCAAACAGACGTTCTGCGAACCGCCAAGAATGTCGAGTATCTTCTCCAGAACGGCGGCGCCCAGGTCGGCAAGTCCGCCTACGACCTGGCGGTTGAGAACGGCTTCACCGGAACCGAAGACGATTGGCTCGATAGCTTGAAGGGCAATGACGGACGCGACGGCGTCGATGGCATGACCGGCGAGATTGAAATGGGCGCTCTGGTGGATGTCCAGCAACTCGCGGGCATCCCGGTCGGCGGCGCATCGAAGTTCCTCGTTATTCCAGTGGCCGAGGGTGCTCCGAATGTCACCCTGACGCAGTCCTCGACGGTCATGATCCCGAAGGACACGACCTCGATGGGTGCCGCGCTTTACCTGCACGCAACGGCATCCAATTTCGTAATCACCCTCGGCCTGATGAACGTGCCGCCGCCGCAGCCAGAGAACCCTGGTGGCCCGATCGATCTGTCGGGCGAAACGACGTTCTATGCGCCATTCAATGCGATCACTCCCCTCGGCATCGATGTGAACGGCTCGCCAGCATCCTTCGTCCTTCGTCGCAATTTCGCCGACAGCGCTCTCCGCATTCGTCGCAAGTGGGACAGGGAGATCATCACCTCCAAGAATTCGACTTGGACTACCGGTGCGACGGGATCGCCCTATCCGATCGTCAGCGAGCAATTCGCTGGCAGCATGACTATATCCAAAGCCGGTGAAGGAACCGCTTCCTACCGCAACGGTCACGTCGTTTTGAACAAGAATTCGTACCTCAAGACGCCTCCTCTAGCGATGGAATTCAAGTCGAGCAGCGATGCCGCTACGACGCAGACGCCACCCTCGATCCGTCTGATCTTTAAGGGCGTTCCCCCGACTGATGTCGGCAACGGTGTTCTGATGGGAGCCCTCGAAGCCTGGGGCGGCGGCGGATTGTCGCACAAGATTCATTGGGGCAAATCGGCGATCGAGTTCTATTGCTACCGCGATGGCGGCGGGAGCAGCCTGGTCTATTCGGACGAACTTTTCGACCTGACCGCGTCAAACCGCTTGATCGAAACAGAGTGGGTCGATGATCCGAACGGCGTCGGTGGAACGGTCACGTTCTACGTTGACGGCCAGCAGTACGGCGCGTCGAAGCCCACGGAGAGCAAACCGCGCATCACCGCTGCCGCCGATTATCAGATCAACGCCTCCGTCGATAACACGTCAAATTCGGTTGCCGATCTTGAGGTCGAGTATGTCGGCCTGCGCGTGGGTGCCCATGATGTGGCGACCGAGTACACCACAATCGCGGACGGCCCTATCTCGGCGGAAGACCTTCAGAATCTGGTGGTTGATGCGACCGGCGTGACCACTCAGCAGCCCGAGCATGTCCTCACCTATGTCGCAAACGGCACCGACGAATTCGACCTGAAGGTCATCGTCGGTGAAATGGTCCTGCCCGCTGGTCGCGCCTACAAGGCCGTCCTCGAAGATTGGAGCACCGGCACGGGCGTAGTCGCTGGCGAACTGGTGATGACAAAACCTTCGGCGCAGAACTGCCGTTTCGAGGACACCACGCTTTTCGGCGCACAGGGTTCCTGGACTGAAGTCGTGCCGACTGGTCCGGCGCCGGTTCTCGATGGCATCCGCTACGGGTGCGAGGGCATCCGGCAGGGCAACTACGTCCAATTCCAATTCGTGTATTCCTCGGACACCGTCGCATCACCGTTCGGCGATCCTTCCGGCCTGAACACGTACATGCGTCCGCACAAATGGATGATCTACGACAATGCTGGCACGTTGCTCGGCCGCGTCGAGAAGCCGAACGGCGAGCCGTTGAACGCGACCTCGACCAAGCCGGTTTGGGAAGGTTTGTACGATGGCCGCAGTGTGCCGATGATTTCTGAAAGCAATCGGTGGTATCCCCACGGCACGGTCCGCTCGGGCATCATATGGCGCAGCCATGAGCCCTCGGCCTATCCGCAGTCGTTTCTCTACGCCAATGTCCCGACATACGATGTGCGGGTGCCCTTCGCCTCGCATACTGGCTACTCGTTCAACGGGTTCGATCTTCGCATCGCGGCGGGTGGCGCTGGCGGCGATGGCCAGATGAACGGCTTTGCGAACTGGAAGATCATGCCGCACAAACCCTTCGAGCAGACCTACGCGTCAATGAAGGATTACGCTGCAAGCACCCGTGATCCGTACAAGGCGCTCTACACCGAGATCAGTGCCACGCCGAACGCTGGCCTGCATCTCCAGTACACGCCATTCAACATCATGGGCCGTTCGCCGATCGTCGGTCCTGGTGGTACGCGAGGCGATCGTCAGATCATGCCGGAGGTTGTCGCCCTCTACGCGCGCGACGTGACCTCGAAGCGTGCACACGACGACACATCGATGCATTCGATCGCGCTCGACTATCTCACCGGGTACGTCAGCGACCCGTTCAACGCGGTGACGAATGGAAAAATCACCCCGATTTTCCGGAATAACGCGCGGCGCAACGTCACGATGCGGAACCATTATTACGGCTATGGCGAGACCAGCGTTCCCGATGATAGTGTCTGGTATGCCCAGGTCGGCCGCCTGTCCGAGTGGACGACCTCGCGCAATCCGCTGCGGTGTAACGTGCCCGGCAGCGGCGCCACGGCTGATAAGCCTTACTTTGGCGGTTTCGAAATCGATGCGCTCCATGCCCACCAATATCCACATTGGGGCTCGCTGATGTTCCAGACGCCGGAATTTGCGATGCTTGGCGTGAATTTCTCCGATCAGGTCCGCCTGTACGGTAATACCATCCTGTCGAGCATTTGGGACCCGAACGCATTCGCAGCGCGCGAAGCGGCTTGGCCGTTCATGCACGCGGCCCTGCTCTGGAAGACCGCATCGACCAATTCCTCCCGCCTCTATAGCCGGGAGGAAGTCTTCGATTGGATCGTCTTCGATTTCGAAACTTTCTATGATCAATGGTACGACAACGATGGCGCTTGCTTCCTGCGTCCGCCGACCAACATTTTGAACGGTGATGGTGATGTCGATAACAAGCTCGCCACCCTCGCAGGCGCGGCGAAATTTGGCCCCTGTTCGTGGACGGCTGATGGTCTGGTGACGAGCGAATTCCAAGTTGGATACTGGCTTTCGGCCCTGCATGCTGCCCACAAGGTCGGCTTCCTTGACGCCCTGAGTGCAGCGAGCCCGAAGGCAGCGGAGATCGTGAACTGGCTGAAGGCGATGCACTACAAACGGATCATCGGCCGCGTGAACGACGCCTTCGATTCCGAAATGGCAGGCTCGGACTACAATTTCCGTTATTGGTCGGAAGCGCAGGTGAAGGCCGTGGGCGGCGATGTGTCGAAACTTCCCGGCACCTTCACGGCCGTCGCAAACGCCAACGGTCGCACGCCGTCGTGGGACACTTACACGATCGACGGCAAGACCTACCTTCGCGATGGTCAGGCTATGGACGGCACCCTGGCAGGCGCGGCTCTCTTGCTCGATATGGGGATGACCGGCTCAGCGCTCGAAGCGGCGGCGACGAAATCCGAGGCATGCTTCCAGGAGAAACTCGCAAGCGAAACGGCGAAGGGTTACGCCGAAGCTGGAACGACCTGGTTCCTCTACCATCAGGCGACGAATAACCGGCCTTACAAACCGTGATGAACCGGCAAACCAGGCAAAGATCAGAATAGTCAATGATCTTTGCCGGGACCGGCTACGTAAGGTTAGCCACCGTTTCTGAAATCCCGATCTCCGTGAGTCGCTTCGTACCGCGCTCGAAGATTTCGTGGATTTTGCTTACAAGGTTCGCTTGGATCAGCGTTTCGCGATTCTCGCGTTCGAAATCGTTCATTATCGCATCAAATTCGGCGACAAACCGCTGTGAAAGCATCAGCCGGTTCGCAATGAATACTCTTTTCGCAGTTACAACACATCCAGCGAATTCGCCGCTATCCTTGTCCGCCTTTGGAGATTTCTCGTACTCGCGCGGGTTTCGGCGAAAACCTAATTCCATCTCGTTAGCCCAAGAAGTCGCCACAACCATTTCGGCTATGATCTTTGTGTAAGCTTGCCGACGGACGTCCCACGTTTTCTCTCTCGCGAACTTTCGCCGCTCGCTTCGAGCTATCAGCCACGTCGTCGCAGAGGAAATCCCGCCCCCGATCACAACGCCGCCCAAGCTGAAGAGCGCGGTCTGAATCTCAAATGCCATAAAGTTCGTCGAATCCCTGTTTCTCGTTTTCAAGTACGTGGTGGGCAGTTCCAAGCCAACCGATGATAGGGTCAAACTTTCAGATTTCGGATGGGCTGGGAGTTGACGGAGACCTAATACGGTGACAGATAAACCTTATTCGGTGTCTCTCAAAACCGAATCGTGGTTTCCGCAACTTGAAGGGGTTTTATGAAGCTGCCATCTGCCTACGTGGTCGCACTGGCCACAGTGCTTAACGTCACTCGATATTCCGCTGAGTTATCTAAGAAAGTCACGCGATTTCGAATGAGCCGACAATCGTTGTGCAAGATTAGCAAGAGACAACGTCTAAGATCAGCCTTTATCGAAGAGTATGAAGAGCATCTGGACATCTTGGGGTGGACGATGATCGAAATGGCTGATGGTGGATATGCTTTTATAGAAGCGTCCTCGATGACCTCCTGGACTAAGATTTCGTCAAAAAGGGTCGCGCGTGATATCACGAGCGTCATGAAGGGGGCTAAGTCAGAGGAAGAACTTGAGCAAGAAATCGAGTTTTCTTTGGATGAGGAAGAAGACGGTGACGAATAGCGCCGCACCACAAGCGATCTCATGAGCTGAAAAGTGTGAGGCGTTCAGGATCGTCGATCGCCGGTTCGTTCGTCCGGCGTTTGACGATCGTGAACAGGATCGCGTGCGCGGTCCTATCCTCATCCGTCTTTCCGCCATCGTCAGACCCTCCGCGCTCAAGCGAGCAAAACCATCACATTGGTTGTCGAGCCTAAATATGGAATGCTCTTCATCCTCTCCGCCCGCTCGCTGTCTCGCCTCCAAGGCGTTAAGCCCGACCTGGTCCGCGTCGTGAAGCGCGCGATCCAGATCACCCCAATCGACTTCACCGTGGTCGAGGGTCTGCGGACCATCGAGAGGCAACGGGAAATGGTCCGAACGGGGAAATCGAAGACGATGAATTCTCGGCACCTCACCGGTCATGCGGTGGACCTCGCGCCATATATTGAGGGCAAGGTCTCGTGGGATTGGGCGCATTTCTATGTGCTGGAGAAGGCCATCAAACAGGCGGCCGAGGAAGAAGATGTCGAACTTGAATGGGGCGGAGACTGGCCGAATTTCCCGGACGGTCCGCACTGGCAGCTTTCCTGGAAGACTTACCCGGCCTGACCGGCCAACTGGCTAAATACCATCATGAAAAAGGCACTATCTTATCTCGTCATGCGCCTGAACGAGCGTTCAACTTGGATGATGATCGGCACGGGCGTCGCCAGTTCGGCGCTTCTACCGGACCCATATCCATGGGTTTCGATGATCATCCTAACGATCGCTGCAATCGTCCCGGATGGTGTCGTGGTGAAGGAATCTGCCGGTGAGTGATTCGCTGGCCATGCGGGATTTGCTGATTCGGCTCGATCAGAAGGTCGGCGACGGCTTTGCGCAAATCCACGCAAAGCTCGATGCGATGGAGCGTCGGGCAGACGGTCACGACAAACGCCTTACCGCTCTTGAGCAGGAAACAATTCAGCAGGGCGCGAAATTGGCCGATTATGCAGACGTGAAAGAACGGCTCTCGACGATCGAGACAGAGCGGGCGCGGGAGAAAGGAGTCTTGGCCGGTGGAAGGTTGATCGTCGGCCTGGTGTCCGGTGCGACAGTCGCTCTTGCCGGGCTCCTTGTGAAATTCCTTCCCTTGCTGTTGGCCGCGTAACGGACCATCACAGGAACCCGAAAGCCTTGGCACCGAAAAAGAGGACAGCGGGGCTCGCCACGAAGCTTATGAGCGATCGCTTGTGCGTGATGAGCAGAGCGGCCAAGCCGCACAATGCGCCGCCTTTTTCAGTGAGCAGCTTCACCGATGCTGCCTGGTGTTCGTCCAT